CGTCTTTGCCGTCTCAAACAGGCCGACGCTCAAAAGTCCGCTTGCGATACCACCGATCAGGATTTCCGGCGTAAATGTCCACGCCTCGAGCCACGAATTGACGATCACGCCAATGATAACCAGAATTGCCGGAATCCAGTTGTTCGGCAGCCTCGTGATCGCATGCTTCAGCACAAAGCCGAGGCCAAAGCAGATACCCATTACAATCGGGATTGCATACTGTTCCATAATTTCCATTTTTCAATTCCTCCTTCAAAATCCCATTTTCTTTTCCACAGCCTTAAATTCCGCCGACGCTGCAAATGCGTTAAACAGGTCAACGCGGCTCATATCCTTGTAAATATGATTCAGCCATCTTTTACGTCCTACCTCGTCCGCTTCACGCCCTAGAAGTCCCCGGTACAGTTCGTCTATGAATTCCCCGTTCGCCTCCCGGGTCTTTAACTCCTCCGATGAAAAATAAAAATTATATCCCGTCTGAGCGGGCGTAATCCGTCTGTTCATCAACTCGTTTATGTGGTACGTTCTGCCCGCCGCGTCCGGCTCCCGGTCCAGCACCTTCCGGTACAGCCTGTCCACATATGCTTCCACTTCCGTCCTGTTTGGCATTGCTTCCCCCTTTTCAAGCGCGTATGATTTGATCTCGTCAAATGGATAAAATTTCCCCGGGCAATCTGTATTAGCTACATCTTTATGCCGGATGATTTCCGTAATTCCATAATGCTGCGCTACATCACGCACTACGCGCTTCAGCGCCTCCTTTTGTACTGCCGGCATTTGGCTGCGCTCAAAATCCCCCAAAGCAACGATAGCTACGCTGGTGTCATTGTAGCCTCTGGATGCCGCCGCGCTGTTATTTACCGACCCGCCTGCATAATCAAGGCCGCGCCCCCAACAGGCCGTGCCATCCTTGAGGACGCAAATGTTGTAGTCAATCCCCGCGTGGCCCCTTGAAATGTGATAAGCATGGATTCCCTGCACAGTTTCGCTCGCACCACCGGAAGTGTGATGTAGGATTATTCTCTGCGTTGACTTTCTCTTTACATACGCCCTTGCGGGCTTGAGTCCAAAATCTTTTACATAGTCAAAATTCATATTTCATTCCTCCTGTTTAAACGATTTGCTTCAAAGTTGCGCCAATAAAACGGCCCGAGCTATCTCTTATATGCTCATGTGCTAGCGTGTAATGGCATTTAAGGCATAAATATGTCAGATTATTTATATCATTATTTTTGTGATTTCCATCCCTATGATGCACATGCAAGTTTTCTCTCGCGCCACAAATAGTGCACTCCTCCTTTACGCCGCTTGCTTTTATTATTCTCCTGTACCTTTCGCCTTTAAAGCTGCTTCTCCCATCAATAAAAGAAGGGGCCTTATCACCCCTTCTGCCATACATCGGATTGTTTTTGCCGCTAACATCAGCGTGATTTTGCGATATTTTCACCCTAACAGCCTTACTTCTTGTTGGGTTAGAATACAGGTTCCGATATCTCGTCGCACAACTAATCGAGCAAAATTTCCCTCCACCATTTTTAACCCGTGAAGGCGGAGCATGGAACACTGCGCCGCACTGCTTGCATATTAGTTTCATATTATGCACACCTCCCGCCGTGTCCTGGATTGATATACATTTTCATACTCTTTTTTCTCCCTTCCATTCTTCGATACTTTTTCTTGTTTCATCAATCCTTTTCCACATTGTTTTTTGTTCGTTTTCCAATGTGGTAACGCGGATATTCAAATCATTGTGCGCTCTGTCCTGCCTGTCCTGCTGCTTCTTGATATCGTCAATTCCAGCCTTGATATAGCCAATCTCCGTCATCAGCACGCCTCGTTCCTCTCCGTCCCGATTACTGGTTTTTTTCAGCCCGTTCTGGTATCCGATAAAACCGGTTACAACCGCCACGATAGCACCAATTGCCGCAATAACAAGCATTACAATCTCGTGTGGTGTCATGCCATCATCCCCCTTTCATACCGTTTCCTGATCTCCCGCTTGCGTTCTGCGCGCCATTCACTGCTCATATACGGGGTTGCGTCCACCGCCGCAAGCTCGCGCTGCATTGTTTCTTCGCGTATTTTGTCCCCGCGGTCAAGCAGTGCCTTCAGGGTTCCCCATGCCGGATTATCGTACTGGATCGTCGGCGTCTTTACATTAGACCGCATTTCGTTCCATACCGAATCTGGTATCGCCTGCGATACGCCGGCGGATTTTCCGCCTGAGCGTCCCCCGCTCCTGCGCCTGCCGGAACCACCGGATGATCCGCCTGTTTGCTTCCCATCCGCCGCCTTTCCGCGCGATACTTTCACCCAGTTATAAAGCGCATCTTTCTGCTCATCTGAAAGCGAAAGTCCGTTCATATACTCCCTGATCTGCGCGTTCCGTTCGCTCTTGCTTCCGACGCTCGAATATCCGAAAATATACGCATCAATATATGTGCCGTTGTCGATGTTCATGTCTTCTTCAGCAACGCGCATCTTGTCCTTTGCGGTTTTTCCCATCACGAAAGATTCCACAAGGCCGGAAAGCTGCTTTCCGTCAAATCCCAGTTCCTGCAAGTATGCCACCTTGTCTTCCTTTGCGTTGATCCTGTCGTCAATGTACGCGTAATCCTCCGGGCTTACCCCAATGGCGGAGATTTTCTCTAACGTGCCCGCCTTGTAGTTCGGCAGTTCATAGCCTTTCGCTTCCGGGATCGTCGTTGCAGACGCAGAACTCCCACCAGCATTCACATCGCCCCATGTTGTGTCCCCGGTACGGACTGTCTTGTTCACCCCAAACGCCTCATAATACTCTTGTCGCGCCTTCGGGTCTTGTACCACGCTGTCAATAACATCTTTCTTTTTGAGTGACCCGCTGTTATCGATTGTATTTCCGTCTTTATCCTTATCATTTTTAATGCCGGACGTTAGAGAGTGCAGCATGATGTACTCTGCTGGATCATCGCTCTTGCGCGCATCTACAAACCATTTGTTTGATGGTGTGTAATCAATGCCTTTGCTTTTCAGGTAATCCATCTTTGTAAGCGCGGATGAATACTCGTTTGTCAGCTTCGCAAGCGCTGCTTTCTCGCTATCCGAAAGCCCTTTATACGCTTCCTTCTTAATCATGCTCCCAAAAACGTTTGCCGTACTTTGCCCCATTTGCTTTTGGTACTCCGCCTTTTCATGGGAAGTCATGTCGTATTTTTTACCCTCATATTCTACGTAATTTGGCGCGACGCTCGGGAATACCGCCTTGTCCCCCAAAGCCTGATAGAGTCTCCACACCTCATCCGCCGCAGGAAGCGTATTTTGCGCTGCTACATTCGCCGGATTGAACATCACGTTGAATACGCTGTTGTCTCCGCCATACCGCTGCACTTCTCTTCCATATACATCTACCACAGGCGCAAGTGTTTCATTAGCCCCCGGAAGCCTTGTAAGTATTTTGTTCCCAGCCGTCCCGAGTACATTGCCATATTCATACGTTGTGCGCATCGTTGGGTCTGTAAGTTGTCCAATCTGGTTGAGGAATGCAGGAACTCCCTGGCTGGGTGCTCCCGCAGCCGCTTCAATCAAGGACTGTACGAGGTTGTCACTATTGAAAAAGTTCTTTATACCGCTCAGAAAGGATTGTTCAAACACAACGCTTCCACCTGTTTGCAAAGCGTTTAAGATCACATTCGCACCGGTTCCAAGCATATTCAATCCGAAATCTTCTTCTTTCCCGTTTTTGATATTATTCACAATATCCGCCGCAATCGCAAACTGCGGGCCAATCGGCGCGGCCCAGTCGTATGTATATGACTTCCCGTTCACCACAAAGCTGTACGGTTGTATCCCTAATACATTTTTCTGGAACGCCGCAGCGTCCTTGTCCTCGTCGCCCGCTCCTGTAATAATCCCTTGGTCTGCGAGAACCGCACCCAGAAGCATTGCAATCGTTCCGGCAACTCCCTTTCCAATGTTGTTCACAAATTTCCGTTGCATCTGCGGCGTAGCAGTGCCGTTTTGCATTGCCCTGTTAAACTTCACCGCATCCGCTGTAAGCGCCTTCACAAGCCCTGCGGGCGACATTTCAACAAGCGCTTTCGTAAGGTTCGCGGGTGTTTTCGCAAACGGAATTACAATGCTTCCAAGCCCGAAATCCTTTTTAAGGTTCATTGCTTTTCGTACACCATTTACAAACCGCGTATACCCATTATTATCCTGATACGTGTTCTCAAGCGCGTCCTGCGTTGCAATATCGATCATTTCCGCAGTTGGCTTGTCCACGCCGTTCAGCTTCATCTGGTTGTTCAGGCTATTGATGAAATATGCCTCATAAAACGGACGGTCGCCCATCTCGAGCATAAACGACGTCACACGGTCAAGCCCTGCGAGCGCCGTCGTCATCGCCTTTCCAAGCTTCGTCTTGGCGTGATCCGGGTTAAACGCGGGGCTTTGCCCAATTTCAAAGCGATCCCCCGCCATGTTCTGCGTGTTGATCCTGCGCCTGAAGTCGTCGAATGTCTCGAATGCGCCTTTTTTGAATCCGCGCCCATAACTTAAGAAGTCTGGAACACCTGTCGTCCTCACGTCTGTTTTTTTGGACAATGCCCGATCTATTGGCGCAGCAATGAAATCTGACACAACCCGAGCGGGCATCATAATAGCGTTGCCCAGAATATTCCTGATGTTTGTCTTAGGGTTCATCAGCAAGCTGACCCTCTGCCATGACCGGAATTTGTCGCCCATTGCAGACGGAAGCTTCTTTTGCAATAGCGCCTGTATCTCGCCAAGCAGGATGTTTTTGTCCCGCCCATCCGGGAGTTCCGCCGCTTTCTTCATGTTGTTCACAATGAACTCCGTTTCGTCCGCCGTCAGTTCAAACTTGGAAGCGTTGTTTTCGATCCACTTTTTGCTTTTCCCTTCCACTATCGCTTCCCACGCGGACTCAAGCTCGGCCTGCGCAAACTTCACCATGCCTTCCGGGGTCATACGGGAAAGAATGGAGTAGGTTTGCACAACCTGCCCCGCCTGCGTGCCCATCTCCCGCAGCTTCCGGGCGACTTCAACCATATCTTTATACTGCCCTTTGTCCTGATATTGCTTGAGCAGGATGAATCCCTCCGCTACATCTTGCGGTGTGGCCTTATTTGGTTTTCTGCTGAGCCAACTCCTTACTTCTTCCTCTCCGCCGGTCCTAAGCGCCTCGCCTGCGGCCTGCATCACGTCGTCGTTTGCAATCTTGCCATAGTAACGTACATCCGCATCGCTTCCAATCTCCTGCTTTGCGGCATCATCAAGAAATTGCGAGTTTTCCACATTGTTTACAAAACTCGTCTCTGTGTCACCAGTTCCCTTGGCTTCCTTGAGGTTTAAATCCGGTGTTGTATTCGCGTCTTCTTTTGTAAGCCTTGCGATTGTGCCCGGGTCGTCTTTTAGGCTATATCTTATGTCTGGGTTTTGCGTTGGCGCTAAGTTGTCCGTGCGCTTCGCCTGTTCCGGGTCGAATACAACATAGCTTATGCTCCCTTTGTCTTCCACATCGTTCTTATATTTCAGTCCCGTATAGCCTTGCTCTTTGAGCACAGTCTCAATTTCTTTCCATAATTTCCGAGTAAGATTCTGGTATTTCTGTTGCAGATCGTCAGCAATCGGATGGTCCATTCGGTCACTAGCTGCTTCGTTCGCCGCGTCTATTCCTTCTTCTTCGTAGATCCGTTCATAGGCACGATTCTCTAAGTCCTCCTGCGTATCAAAGTAAAGTTCGTGATCCCTGAATTTGTCCTGTATTTCCTCGTATGCATTATACGGTATTAAGTCTTCATCAAGCATAGTCTCGAGCGCATACGCCGGTGAGAACTTTGTAGACGAAAACACATCTTCAATAGGATCTTTATTTGTGTTTGCGTTTAGGTAGTATTTCCCAACCTTTCCATCTCGCGCTGCGTTTTCAGCCGCAATTTCCGTCCCGAAATGCATTCCAATATCCCGCGTCTTTGTTTTGTCAAATACGGTAAAATCCTCATTTGTTCCATGATATACCGGGATAAGCCTTCCTTCCGTGTCCCGAACCTTGCTGTCTTTGAAAAACTCCGCTTGCTCCGCCGTAAGCGCCTGCCCTTCGCTGTCTGTGTCTTTTAGGCTGTATTGCCGCGTTTCCCCATTGACAAGCCGCCTGAACCGTGCTATATTATCCTCAAAGTCGGTCTTGTAAAGGTTGTCTGGGAATTGTACCCCGGGGGTCTTTTCAAGAAACTGGCTTTTTTCTTTATTCACGTCGGTAATGCTGTACTGCCTGTTTACATCCCCGTCCGTTTGGGGTATAATATCAGTAGATAAAGACGACGAAGCGTCGCCGGGCAAAGACAGATTATTCTGCCCCCCGGTCTTGAACGACGCGGAGGCGTCTTTTTTCGTATCTACCTCTATTACCTCGTGTAGATAAAACCTGTTATTTTCTCCTGTCTTAGACACTACTGCGCCTAAGTAATGTTCCTCCCCATTTATCGTTATCGGTGCGGCAACTATGAAAGTATCCGCTCCCCTTCCTTTCCAATTCTGCTGCGCATCAATTATTTTTCCGTTTTCTATTACGGCGGGAACAGCTTTAAAAGCAATGGCTTTCGTTCTTCCTATTCCATGCGCCATAGAATCCTTAACTCCTCTGCGGTTTAAAATAACATCACCAATTTCCGGGTTTGTTACAACATTCCCGATTTCGTCAAAGTAATCGCTTACTTGGTCTATAAGCGATGTATCTCCTTTTTCAAATTCACGCCCTGTCAACTCTGCAACCGGACTCATGTTTTCCATTTGGGCAATATTATTCTGGAGTTTTTGGGTAACCGATCCTCCATTTTGATTATCTATCGCATACGCCGGCGCCGCTTCCATATCCGCCTGCACCTCGAGGCGCGTAGAGAGCGCCTTCTCAAACAGCTTCTGCGCCCGCCGAAGATCCTGATACTCCCGGATGTTCGCAAGCGCTGCTTCGTCTCCCTTAAAGAACGCGCGGATTTTGCGTATCGTCGTCTTGATGGAATCGTAAATTCCCTGCGCCATGCCACGGTTTCCCGTCACAAGCGCCTCGATGTCCGCCTCGCTTTTGTAGAGACTGCGCGTGTAGTCCGCCACAATCTCCGCCACAGCTTCCGCGTCCGAAAGGTCGATTCCGCGCCTAATATATTGCTCCTGTTTCGCTTCCACGGCCTGCGCGAGCGCCGTTTCGTCCCCGCCGTACAGCTTGTTTAAAACATAGTCACTGTACGCCTTGTAGTGCTTGCTGTCCTCCGCGGCGTGGGAAAGCTCGTGCGCCGCCACCCCGCCGATCACGTCCGCGCGCGTAGAGTCCGGCGCGAAATGAATGGTGTTTGTGCTCCGGTCGTAAAACGCCTCCGTGCCCGCCGGAAGGTCTTCAATCACCGCCTTGATTCCATACCGCTTTTGGAGATTATCAAGAAACGTCTGATCGGCCGTCTTTTCCACGCGCCTGTAGTCGTATTTGCCTGTAATATCCGCTTTATCTTCCGGGTGTAGGTACGCATCCACCGCCCGGCGCGCGCTTTCCCTGTGCAGGATTTCATCAATTGTAATACGTGTGTACCCGCTTTCTCCGGGGACAATCGCGGTATATTCGCTTCCGTCCCGCGCGACGATCACAACTTCCCGCCCGTCCGCGAGCTTTACCGTTTCGTTCGGGTCATATGCCCTTTGCACGCCTGTTTTATCCAAAATCGCATTGGCGCGCGCCTCTGCCGCAATTGCGGCTTCATTTGCCTGTGCAAGCGATCCCGCTTCAAAGTTAGAGACGTTTTTCCCCGCCTCCAGCTTCCCCGCCAGCCTTTGCGCCTGCCCGTATGCCGATGTGTCCGACCTGCTTGCAAGCCCCTCCTGCACAAGCGCCTGCATCACGTCCGGGGAGTTGTACGCTTTCCCCGTCTTCACTGTATCGGAAATTTCTGCAATATCTGTCGCCGTATTCATCCCGGCAGACGTGAGCGCGCCAAGCAGTGCCGCGTAAAGCTTATCTTCCGAAATTGGATTGATCTCGTTGTCTTCCCCCAAAACCGCATTTCGCAGGATTGGGTCAAGGTTGGCCTGTAAATATTCTTCGAGCGCCTCGCTCCCCGCTTCCGCGGCGCGTCCCAGCGCTTTTTCCACAGCGGGGTTGCTCATAGCTTTTGCGAGCGCGTTTTTTGCCATATTCGCAAGGCTCTTGCTCCCGCCCATCTTAGCCACGCCGCCCGTGACATAACCAAGCAGCGCTTCCGATGCGGCGCTGGGAAGCGCATAGGCCGCCGCCTCACCCGGCGCATACCCGGAAAGTATCGCGTCCGAATAAGCGTTTGAATACGACGTTGCGCCCGTATACCCGGCGGAAAGCGCCGGACCCGCGCCCGGCACAAACGACAACCCCACCGCCGGAAGCATATTGATTACGCTTCCCGTAACGTCATGCACTGCCTTTTCAACGCCTTTCAGATTTTCACCGATCCTTCCGCGCGCTTTTTGCAGCGTACCCGGCCCGGTCACGTCCTCGCTTCCGGTCACGGCTCCGGGAAGGTTTAGGAGGTTCCGCCTCACCTCCTGCCCGGAAGCGCCGGCGGTAACACCCCACCGCGCGATCTTTTTCAGCGCCTCGTTATCGATGTTTTCCACATCATCATAAATTTTCCCGGCGGCGCGCGCTTCCAGTTCCGGGGTAATCGCGTCCAAATAGCGTTCCGCAATTTCTTTCCCATATTTCCCAGCAAGCGCGGCATAAATCTTTAGCTCGCTGTCGTTAATCGTCATCAGCGCAAACGTTTTGTCGTCGTTCGAAAGCGCGGCCCCAAGCTGTGCGCCTTTGCCTTTTATGTTCTCTATCAGTTCGTTTGCCGCGGCTTCACCTTGTTTCGCATAGGTCTCAAAGCCCTTGTCCTGCGTTACGTCGTCCGCATAAATAAGCGTGTCCAGCACGTTCGCATACTGCTTTCTTGCATCGTTTGCCTCCGCTGCGGCTGCCGTCTTCCGCCTTGCGGACTCCACTTTCTCCTGCGCTGCCGCCTGTTTCGCCGCCTCTGCCGCGCGCGCCGCTATGTTTTTCACCGTAATCCCGCTGCGCTCCGCTTCCGTCAGCATAACGAGATTCCGCGCGTTCGGGTCTTCCAGCTTCGGCGTTCCCTGCGCGCCTATGCCCCGCGTCATGGATTCTTCCACAAGGCGGTCCATTTCCTCCTGTGCGTCTTCCCGCGCCGCTTCTTTTTCTGCTGCCGCCGCATCATGTTTTTCCTCGAGTGACTTCATCTCATCCCCCTTCCAATCTGCATAAATGCCGGTTTTGGTCGGGTCGGATGCATCCAGCGATTTTTCCTTGTCTTTTTTGATCTGGTCAAGCGCGTCGAAAAGTCCGGGCAGACTCCATATTGGTTTAAAATCCGTGGTTTTTCCTTCCCGGTTCTGCCACGCGTACGGGTTTGCACCTCCTGCAATATCCCGGGCGTTGCGCGCCGCATTTTGGGCATAACCGGATGTATTCCGCGTTTGTTTTACGGTACGGACGTTTTTGATTCCATAGCGGTCATAAACGTCGCGCGAGGTCTCAAGCCCCTGCTTTTTCTTTAATTCCCGTTGCTGCTTCATCAGCCTTAAATATGCTTCCTGTTGTGCTTTCGTCCGTGCCATATCGTCCTCCTCATCCGCCCTATGCGCTCCGCATCGCCTTGCGGCGCTGTTTTTTTTTCTTTCCAATCAAGATTGTTTTTCAGGTTGTGCGGACATTTTTTTAGACGTTCCGTTTTCGTAATAGACTACTTTTTTCTTTACGTATTTCTTTCCGTCCCACTCGTTGACATAGATAATGTCTTTTACCTTTCCGCCGCTGGTGCTGCTCGAGCCGCCCGCGTAATTGGTATCGTTGTTTGCGTAAGACGGAGTGTTTTCGGTAGTGCCGCCTCCGCCGCCAGATCCTCCCCGGCTCGCCGCTGCCGCTGCCGCCGCCCTTGCCGCTTCTTCCTCGGCAAGCGCCTGCTGGTATTTCTGTTGCGCGAGCGTCAACGCCTGTGTGCGTTTTTCGCTGTCAAGCTGCGCCATCATCTGCGCATATTTGCTCCCCAACGACGCAAGGTTTGTATTGTAATTGCTGGACAGCGCCCCCGTGGAATCGTCGTAGGACGCTTTCGCCGTGTTCCGCGCATTCAGGTAATTGTTATACAGGTTATTGAGCGTCGTTTCCGTCGCGCCGCCGCGTATGCCCTGCGCCGCAAGCTGCGACGGCATATCCCGCTGCGCCTGCATCCGTGTGATATATGCCTGTTGGTTGGCGTTCCAAAGGTTCTTGTCCAATGTTCCCTGCTGCCGGTTCCGCTCCGCATCGAGCGCCTTTTGTTCCGCCGCCTTTTGCGCCTCGATTTTTTCATAGTCCGGCTTATATGTTTCGGTTAATTCCTGCGTCGTCTGTTTTAATATTTCGTTTAAATCTGCCATATCGTCCTCCTGCGCCTTAATCGTTCCGCTTCCTGCATTCGCGGAAAGCTCCGCTTGCCGGGCGGTTCGTCGTTTTGCCCTCTATGCTGCCGGGAACCAAAAGCTACCTTTGATCCAGCGGCACTTATAAGTCCCCACCGGGAACATAACGGTAACTGATCCATTTGTCCCTATTTGCAGATCGATTAAGTACAGCGTTGCCCGGTCGGCCTTCATCGCCATAGCGTTAACGACCACAGTGCTGCCCGGGCGGAATCCCGCCGGAATATTTCCAACTGCGGCTCCATTAGTGATGGAATCGCTGTCGCCCGCATACTTCGCTTTGTAATTCACAAACACAATATCCCCCATTCTCCTGATGAGCGAATCTGTAAATTCAATGTTCTCTTGCGCCGGAAATGTTGCGGTTTTTAATGTAATGGCGTCGCTGATTGCGTCCAGCGCCGCGTTATACTTCGGCATAATCACGTCCTTTGACGGCCCGTCGATCATCCCTTTTACATAGGCAGCCTGCCCAACCACCTTGTCGGGCAGCGCCTCCGCGCCCGTGGACGCGAAATCTGATTCTGTCAATTTATAGTCTGTTATCGCCATTTCGTCCTCCTTTGTCCTCTATGCTCCGTCCTGCCCTTTGCGGTCAGTACTCCGCTTGCCGGGCAAGTCGTCCTCACCCCAACGCACTCACTCCACTTCGCTTCGCTCGAGTCGTTCGGGGCCCCCATAGGTTCGGACGGCACTACCGTTTAATCGGGTTCTTCATCTTATACTGTACTCTTATTTCATATAGCCCCAATCCGTCGTTCAGGGCGTCGTTTTTCACGATGATCTGAAACATGCGGGCTTTGCGTTCCTTTTTACGTGCGGGAACAAACGTCGGATAGGGCAGCGTTCCAAAATCTATATTGTCGAAATCTACGTCGTTCCAGTCAAAGGTTGTATTCATGGAAAATCCCTTGACCATTTTTTCCCCGTCCGTTACGTAATAAATCTGTCCCGACGCGGACGCGAACGGCATAATGAGTACGCCCGTTCCCGGCTTGTCGATCCGCTTGAACGAGGAGCAGTCCCCCAGTGTGTCCATCTTTGTCGCCCACGCGCACGAGATCGCCCTGCCGTTGTCCGAATACGCTTCCATGCCAAACTTTTCTTCCGTTTTCAGCTTATGCAGTTCCCCTTCGTCCGTCCCGATATACAATTCACCTTCGTACTCGAGCGCGCACCGCGCGGGCACGTCCGTCCAGTAAAACCATTCGTACCCGAAGGACTTTGACGGATTCACGTTCTTCTGCCGCGCGTCCGCAATGTATACATGCCCGTTTACGAACAGGTAATAATATCCCTTAAAAACGCAGCTTACCGCTTCCTCGAGTCCCGGCTCTTTCGTCAGTTCCCCGTTCACGTAGAAGCTGCGCACCTGCGCCGTCCTCTGCTGCGTCACCTGTGAGGTGTCGAGGCCAAACACGCCGTCCTTTGCCAAAAATAAGTTGTCGTCATACAGGGTTCCAAAGCACCACCGCGAGACCGCGCCCACGCCCGCAAGTCCCTGCTGCGTCAAAAATACGGTCTCGCTTCCGTTCATTTCCGCGGTGCGTTTGAAAATGCTTGCGTCCTGGTCGTTCGCCTGTTTAATAATCATCAGGCTGTCATACTGCTTCAAATAGCCCATGATGGCGTTGTTTTCCGCGCCGACTACCGTGTAATTGACGTCCGGGAAATAATCCGCCTTGCCGCTCCACGAATACCAGTCGTAATTGCGGTATTTGTTATTCCCCGAAATAAAAATACGTGAATCGCTGCCAATTCCATAAAATGTGTTGATCGTGCACCCTTTCACCCGTGCCGCATATCCGGCCACGAGCTTTGAAAATGTGATCCGTACATTGTCGTCACCTGTCGACGCCACCGGCGGCGCCGCCGCAAACGTCACCCGGCCCGCCGCAAGATCGGCCGTATATCCGGTCACGTTTTGCCAGTTTCCGCTTGCGTTCATCTGCTCGCATTTCACGACAGAGTCGATATTTTTCGTATCGAGTTGGAATACCGCCGGCCCTTCTTTCCATGCAAACTGGTTGACCCGCTTTGGCTGCAAAAGATTTACCGGTTCGTATTCCGTCCCGCCGCCCGCAGGCTGCATTGCAATCCGCGTAGTCGGTACGTACGCGCTCGCTTCTACCTGCGTGGCGTTTCCGCTGCCGCTGTACACAAGATAGTTCTCCCCGTCGAGGATATATAGCTTCCCGCCGTATACAAAGCTCGTGCTGCGCGTGTTGTTCATGGACGCATAAACGCTTGTAATCGTACCATCTTCCGCGTTTACATCAAACAATCCGGAACCCGCATGTACAAGCATTTTCCTTACTCCATCGCCATTCAGATAGGCGTGTATTCCGTTGATCCGTCCGCCCAGTGGGTCGCATACCTTTGTAAAACCCGTGCGCTTGCACGGGAATCCGGTCATGTCCGCAATCATGTTCGGCGCATATGGGCTGCGCGAATCGTCTACTTCCGTAATGGCGGATGTCAGGTCTACCCCTTTAAAATCCCGGTATGATTTTGTATAGGTTTTTTCCTCCGCCGGAGGATTGCTCTTGAATACTCCCATCTCGTCCTCCCTTGCCGCGTCGCTTTCCGCCCTTTCTGCTCGTTTTGCCTCAAGCGGCAAAACTTCGCCTTTTGGACGGCTGCTCCTTTACCCCAGCAAACTCATTTCATTCGGGTTTGCCGGGGGCCCCGGTTTTTATGCTCCGTCCCGTCTGGTAAGCCGGTACTCCGCTTGCCGGGCAAGTCGTCTTCTACTCCACGCGACCTATTTCATTGGGCTTGCGCGGAGCCCCTTTTATCCGCGCCTACTCTATATCTTCATATTGCGCTTCCAGCACTTGTGCGCGCTCAAACTCGTATTTGTTCTTGTACTCCGTACCAATGCCTTTGTCATCATCCATATAGATGTAGCCCGCGCATCCCATCGGAAAAATATACCGGGTAAATTCATCTTCAAATTCCACATCTGCGTCCATGTCCAAAATGAGCGGCACTTCCGCAAGCGGCTCTTTTCTGCGCAACATCCGCAGAGCATTGTTCGTTTTGAAGTTTTCCGCCAGAATCCAGTTCAGCGTGTTCAGCCAAAACGGTTCATAGTCCTGCTCGTCCGCCTTTTCGCCAAACATAAGTGTTACCGCCGTTTCAAATATCTGCCGGGCTGTCATTTTTTTGCCCTCTCGTTCTGCCTTTTTACATGCTCCCTCGCCTGCTCTTCCGTGATCTCAACACCCTTGCCGATAAAATACCGCGTTTTCGTTGTTTTTTGTGGCGCAGGCTTGGATTCCGCTTTCTTTATGTTTTTTGATTCCGCCTTTTTTGTACCCCTTGCATCATCCATATTGTCTTCCTCCTAAAACGGGAAAGGGGGCGGGTCTCCCCGCCCTTCCCCTGCTATTACGCGTATGTCTTTTCCGATACGCCGGACGGGAATTCCCCATCCTTTTTACCGTACGCCTTGAACGTCTGTCCGCTTGTAAGCGTCACGGCTGCGCTGTATTCCTTCGCGCTCACGGAATACCTCGGATCTGTGCCGTCCGTGGTGTAGAAGAACTTCACGCCCTCCGCCGCCGTGATCGCCGCGTTTGCTCCGGTAAGCGTAATGACCGGAAGCGCCGTCACAGACGTCGTATTCGTGTCTACATCCACATAGATCCCCATTGCCTTCGTCCCAAAAACGAACGCATCGTAATACTGCCGCCCTTCCAGCAGGTTGCCGGACAGGCCGGGCGGGTCCTTGTGGATCTTCGTATCGTCGAGCTTCACGGGAGCGCATCCGCTTTTTTTGTAGACGATCATAAAGTTTGCGCCCTTCGGCCATCTTCCCTTCGGTACTTTTATCACCCGCATACTATCAAATTCGCCGACCTGTCCCTTTACGAGCGATCTTACCGCCAGCTTTTCCGCGCCGATAAACTCCGGCGAAAGACGCAGGAATTTGTATACGCTTGCCGATACCAAAAGCGCGCGGTTTGTTTCCGGCACTTCTGCGTCATCCAGAACAACCGTACCGGACGCGATACGTTCCACAACGTTCTCCTTGCTGATCGCCGTAGCGTTACCCGCTATCGTCCCCGCCATATTCGCCAGCCTTCCAAGCACATACCGATCCATAAGCGGAACACACTGTTCCCGCACCTGCAATGCAAGGGCGCGTCCCGCAGCCTTGATGCCGTTCTGATCGGCGTTATTCCCTTTATCAATGGTAATCGAGAACCCCTTGTCCTGCGTCAGCGTAAGTTCCTGTACGGTGTCCTCCATTTCCTTCGGCTCGCCGTAACGGTTCGTGCCCATACGCTTATAGTCGTTCATGGGAACGGTCTGAAGCGTGCTGATTTTTACGGTCTTTACCCCCGTAAAATCATACTCGTCAGATAAAAGTCCCTTAATCACGCTTTCTCTTACAAAAGCTTCCTGAATTTTCTTGTCATACTTGTCATGTAAATAAATAGGCATACCTTATTCCTCCTTAATTGAATTCAGAATCAAACCCCAAAAGGAAAGCGTCCTCCGCGCCTTTTGGCGTTCCTTTCACGCTCCCTGTGGTCTGCTTCCTGTTCTTTTCCGCCTGCCGCACCGCGGCAAGCTCCTTCTCTTTTTCGCGCAGAAGATATTTCTGATACGCAACCACCGGCGTCGCGCCCGTTTGCTCGATGTCTTTTATGACCTCATCCGGGAACTCCTTTACATCCGGGTACATCCGTGCAAACTCTTCCACGTTCGCGCGAATCTTCGCCTCCTCTGCGTTTTGTGCTTCCTGCGCCTGTGCACCTAAACTTTTCCGCACATTCTCCGCGTTTGCCCGTGCGTCGCGCTCCACTTCAAGCTCCGCTACATGCCGCGCCATGTTCTCCTCGAGGCCCTGTGCCGCAAGCTGCGCCGTCCGCGCCTCGATCTGCCGCTCGGCAAGCATCCGTCCGCCGTCCTGCAAAAACGTCTCCACGTCCATACCAGCCTGCGCCGCCATGCGTTCCACAAACTCGCGCTCCGGCGATACAGTGTTTGCGGCCGCCTGAAGCTCCGTAATCCTCGAAAGCAATCCTTCCACGTCGGCAGCGGTATATTCCCGTCCGCCGATTTCCAGCTTTGCTTTCCCTGTATCACCGCTGCTTTCCGTTTTTTCTGTAGATTCCTCTTTTTCACTTTCCGGCTTTACGTCGGAGTTCGTTCTCTTACTCTCTTCCTGGCTTTGCCCGGAAGGTTCGCTTTCTTCGGTCTCATCAAAAGCCGAAACAAATTCCTCATCATTCCATTCCTGCGTCGTTTCCTCCGCCGCAGCACTCTCTCCACTATCCGTAGAGTTGTCCATCACAGCCGTTTCCTCCGCCTGCATCGTGTTTTCTTCCATATTCTTCTCCTTTTTTACTTTGTGAACCGGTAAACATGTTTTATCGTTTTCCGGCTCTGTATAACTTCCGTTTGCCGCGCGCGCTTCGCAGTTTGCTTGCGCTTGCGGAACGTCAGAAATCCTCCATCCGTTCTACTTCTTCTGCCATTATTTTTTCTCCTTTGTTTTTATGAGAAGCGCTATTTTGCGCCAATCATTTGTTCAACAAAAACCTCTTTTATTTTTCCCTTAGCGGAACATTGTGGGTTCGTGCATTCCATTTCCAACACCGTGAAAACCCGCGTCTTCTTATCCGGCGAATCGTCGCCTTCGCAGACAACCCGGCTGCCCGTCACCTTTAATTCGTTTCCGCATGCTTCGCACACATCGTCGTTTTTCCCCAATGCATCTGCTCTTGTCGTTTCGTCACTCACTTGTTATTTCTCCTTTCATCCCTTCCATTCTCTCTAAAATGCTTGCTTTATCCCCGTCTGGTATTTCCATAGCCTCCAGTGTCTCCGCTGCTTCATCCGGCTCCATCGCCGCAAGCTCCGCAGCAATCGCCTGCACCTCCTGCCCGCTCATTCCCTGCTCCGGGATTTCCTGCTGCATCATTCGCGGGGATTCCTGCATCATTTCCGTGCTCATTTCCTCCGCCGGAACGCCTCCTGCGGCCTGTGCCTGCATCATTTCTGCGATCTGTTGTTGTTCCTTAATACGCTCAATAATGCGGTTTTTATTTTTGATATATCCCTCCGGTATCGCCTCAAGGTATGTAAGCGCATCCGGGATAATCTTGTTTGACATCAGGTTGTCCAGCGTCTGCACCTGCATCAATTCCGACCAGTAAGACCCCGCTCCAATATCTATCTTTAGATTCAGCGCGTAGTCATTCAGGACAGAATAATCAAATTCGCCTTGTGTGGCGTTCCCGTCGCCATCTGTCAGCGTAATCATGCGCCTTCCGTAATTCACGCGCATAATCTCGATGAATATCCGCACACAGTCCTCCACAAAATTGTAGAAGTCCATCTTTTGTATATCCAGCGGCAAACCCGCCGCCTTTTGCACCGCGATAATCGCCGATGTATTGTCCGGCTTCACATTCCCAAGAGCCGCGTCGCTCGCGCCCATCATATCCTTCGTCTGCTTGATTGTGATCTCCGCCATGTTCACCACATCGCCGCTCATGTCCGGCGGGCGGAATCCCGCAAAAATAGCCGTCGTCGGGTCGCCTCCTACCGCAACCGCTTTCCCCGGGCGCGGGTCCCACTTGCTTATTTTCCCCTGGTCGTATATGACCTTCGGAAACGCGCTGTCCTGTACCTGCCGCTGCGCCATCGCGTATATCTTGTTGACGAATATCTGGTTGGGGATTTTCCCTGTGATCGGGCTTATTCCGTGATAGCTGTTTTTCACACCTTCCCAACTCATCCATGCAATCGGGTATTGCTTATATTCCGTGTCCGTCTCTTCCTTTACAGGCGCGTCCCGCGTGCATTTCAGCATACGTACCGCCCCTTTCTCTTTCCATAGCTTCAGGATGACGGTCGTATAATCATTATCGCCGTCATACTCCGTGTTGGTGTAGTAATCCTCATTGTCCGGCGTGATGCTCTCCCGCTGGAATCCGTTTGCCTCCGCCTCGTCGCGTACGTCCTCCGTCAGCCTGCGGTATACGAGCAGGATAAACGGCTGCTCCTGTACTTCCGGTTCCGTCGGATTGCCAAACAGGACGTTTGTATTGTCCAGCACGTCCGCGCGTATCGCCCCCGTGTACTCATATCCCGTTTCCGTATCCGGGTCAAACCAGATATATATGCACGTATCGCCGTCAATCGCGCAATTTCGCACTGCCTGCCTGTTTTTGTACTTGAGGTTGGTCCGCTCGATGATGTTGTCCACTTCCTGCGCAATCACTTTCGGTACAACTTCGCGGTCTGCCATCATGCCCGCTTCCGCCCCATACGGCGCGGGAATCCCGCTTACCGGCAGCGGCACTTCTCCTCCATATGGCCTCCACGCCCCCTCGCGCCCCGTGTCATTCCCAATCTCCACGCTCACCGCCACATCGTCGGAGATCAGCATCGCCACATAGTACGACACAACGGGCTTTAAGAAGTTGAACACCGGCTTGTCAAGATCGGGCGCGTTCACGCCTTCCCACTGCTTGTCGTTGTAAAAATTGTTGTTGCGCTTCACGGTCTCGTAAAGCCCGATGGACTGGTTATAGTTAATACCGCGCTGATATTCCGCCCAAACTTCGCTTGGCTCTTTTCTGATCTTCATCATTCATCTCCCTGCGGCCTGCCGTCATACGAAAGAAGGTTTACAAGCTGCTCCGAAATGGGCGGCTTTCCTGTCTCTTTCTCCGGCTCTGCTTCTATCGTCTCCCGCTCTTTCCTTACAAACGCGAACGGCTTGCGCACATACGCGCCCGCCAAAAACGCCGCGATCATTCCGATGATAATTACTATGCTTTCCATATTTTCCTCCCTCATCGCCCAAATCCAAATAGATCGTCTATCTGGTCTTCGTACGGCACAAGCTCCTCATCCACAGCCTCCGGCTCTTCTGCATGCCGTCTCTGCTGCCCGCGTATCTCGTTTGCGATCATGTCCGAGAAAAGCAGATCGTCATGCTTTCCCGCAATCGCGTCCGGCCTCCCATTGTCGTCATACACAAACGTAATCATTTCCCGCAGCGTAGGAATATCGTGGAACAGCCGGATATCCTCGTCCACCTGCCCGACCTCCCGGTCAATGATGAGAGGCCGTGTATTCCCGTCCGTTTTCCAGCCGTATTTCTTCTGCTCCTTTTTCGTCGCGCTGTCATACGTCAGCCGTACATACTGCCGCGGATAACAAAGCCGCTGTAATTCCTCGATAGGCGCGGTATTGAAATTCATTTCCACGCCAACCAGCGCGTCGTTGTAATATTTCCCAAGACAGTAAAGCTGGTAGGTAAACGGCCTCGATTCGTTCACCTGCATATGCAGCGCCGCCACACGCTCGCCCGTCCGGTTGTCAATCACCGTCGCCGCAAAGAAATCCTTTCCTTCGCCTTTCGTGTCCGCGCCGATCACGTAGGGAACATATGGTTCCGGCTCTTTATAAATGCGAAGAACGCCCTGCTTTTCCTCGCGAAAAGAATACCCCGAAATCAGGTCTTTGCTTTGCGCGTCGTTCCATTCAAATAAAAAACGCCCCTCCACAGGCGCTTTTTCCTTCCCGAGCTCCGCAATCCGAGACATCACCTTTTCATTGTTAAACACAGGCCGCCCGCTCATAAGGAATGCTTCCTCCGGGCAGGCCGGGTATTCCTGCCGGAACAGCTCCGTGTCCCCCCGGCAGTTATTTTTAATGCACCACCGCCGCCATGTAAGCTGTTCGTTCGTCAGGCTATACAGCCCCTTTATCTCCCGTTCTTCCGCAGTCAGCACAAAGCCACTGTACGGCATCGCATACTCCGCATGCTCCCACCATGCGCAGAACACCGGCGCGAAGTCGTTTTCCCCGGCGACCGCCTTGTCCCAAATGTCTTTGAAATCGTCGTACCCATTCGCCGTCGATTCAATGATGACCATCGTATTGGGTTCGTTCGGCACAGCCTGCAAAAGCCCCGTCAATATCTCACCCTTGTTCGCGGGCCAAAACGCATATTCCGAAATATGCAGGTTCTGGAACGTGTCCGACCTTCCAATGCTTCCATTCCCCGCAGTCATGCATTTGATCGAACTGTTCCCGTCCGCGAAGTCAAAGATCAGCTCCTTCGCGTTCGACGCTTTCAATTCCGGCTTTAAGTCCTCATCCAGATTTTCATAATACCGCTTGCTCATGCGGAACAAGTTGTCCGTCGCCACCGCCTCATGCGCCACGATGCCGCTCGATATGTTTGCCTGTGTCGCCGTATCTTTAAAAATCATTCCTTCCGTCAGTGTGGAAAAGCCCATTTGCCGCGCTTTCAGGATAATGGCCCGTATTGGCCTCCCCTCCCGGTATTGCTCCGCGATCACGCGGTATAGCTTCTCCTGCGCCGCGTTCAGCTTGAAATCAATTAGCCGCGCCTTCTTGTCCCTGATTTTTAGATACTGCTCTATAAATGCCCGCGTGTTAAGTGCCACGTCATGGTCCGCCCTTTCCTCTTCGTTTCGCTTAAGTCTGCATAATTATTCCATCGCATTTCTGTGCCCGTTTTCTGCATCATTCCCGCTGTTTTTGTATAAAATGCAAAAAAATAAGCGGTTATTCACCACTTATTCATGCCAGGCTCCCCAACTATTCGCAAAATAACTGTTAAGCGAATAGTTAAAACTTGTCTCCCTCAAGCGCTTTCAGCTTCGATTCCAATGACATATTCCCCGACACTTCCACCGCCTGTTCGCTTTTGTCTTTCCAATCAAAATTGTTTTTCAGGTTAAAAATAGCCCCAGTCGCCGCGCTGTCCGCAAGCCGTTCCTCCCACCATTGCTCCACTCTTTGCCGCGCCTTTTTTATCGTGGGAAAAAACCTCTCCCGTTCGCTATAATTTAAAAGCGTTCTCCGGTCTACATCGAGGCTGTTTGCAAGTCCGCTCATCGTAAACGGCCGCAGCCTCTCCCCACATTCCGCAAAATATTCCTCTATCTTCGCTTCAAGTTCTTTCACACTCTTATACTTTAATGGCCTCCCACCTTTGTTCGCCATACCTCAAGCACCCCGTTTCTCCATTCGAGCCGATATACATCACCAATGCGATAGCTCCCGCCGCGCACCACAAACGCTACCGTCTTTCTCCGGTCCGCCCTGCTGATCGCAATAGCTGCAGTTAAATCTTTGCAATGGCTCATGTTGTAAATATCCATGCTCTTCACCTTGCACATTCTGCATTTTCAAACGCGGCGAGTATTTTTGGAAACTGTACCGCCAACCAGTCAACAAGCGTTTCATCCGCTGAATAATTGCGAAATCCGCTTTCATATAAAAATGCATGTATTATCTCGTGTCTTAAAACATTGTTATCATACACGCTTAAATCGGAAACATTATTTATGTCCGAAGTGTATTCGTCCACAATTACAATTATTTTGCTCGTTGGGTCACAGTAGCCGTCATTTTCTACAAGTTTCGGATCATCTTCACGCTTCCTGCGAACGATTTCATATTTTGTGCCAAGTATTTTCATTGGTATACCGTCCCTTTTTCGCAAAACAAAAACGCCACCCATCAGGATGACGCTTTCGTATATTATTTCACAGTACCATGATACTACTAAAAAACGCCGTTTTCCGTCGTTAAACCGCTTGTAATTTACGTAGAGCGGATTTTTTTATGTCACGAATCCAGCTATCACTATAATTCATTGCAAAACAGATTTTTTTAGGTTGCATTCCCTCAAAATATCGTAGTTGCACATACCGCCTTTCTGCTTCTGTAAGCCCCGCATTATTAACCATATGCATGATCTCGTCGATGAGATAGTATAAGCTGACTATCTCGTTCCTGATCGTATCTATCCTTGCTCCGTACACATCTACCATTTTTTGCACAGCAAGAAATACAGGATCGGATGTCAACCCACCCATTACCCTAACCGATTCCAGGTCTTGCCCGCGCAATGCCCGCTCCGCCAAAGCGTCCTTTTTATCCATCAGTTCCGCGATCTGTTCCTCCTGCTCGGTGATCCGTCTTTTATATTCTGCATATTGATATAATTTTGCTTCAACCGCTTCCGTCATGATATCCTCCGTGCTATAATATATTCAGAATAAGACACGACGCAGAAAGAGCGGACTACCCCCACCCAAATTTAGTCGGCTCTTTTTGTTTATCTTATTTCGATGCGCGGCGTTACCGGCTTAACCGCAGTATTAATGCAGCTATTCCAGAAACAGCGCCTATTACGCCAGATATGATCCCAATTAATATAAGCGTATTGTTTTTCATCCTCTCACCCTCGTAACGCTGCCTAATCTCATCTGTTCCCCCTATATCCCCAACTGCCGTACTTCTTCAAACATGACCTGCGCCTTGTGATCGGCAAGGCGTTTTTGCGCGGCTTCAAAGCCCTGATATTCAAACCCCATATCGTGACAAGCTATAAGACTTGATGCACTTCCAACGTGGGTATCTAATATCTTGTCGCCCTGTTTCGCATAGTTCTTCAGCAGCCATTTGTATAGGGCGACGGGCTTTTGCGTGGGGTGAATGCGGTATGGTTGATTAGGATTCAACTTTAAAATCCTTGCGCTAGCATAAAAGCTAGTCCATGCGTATTCACATTCAGAAAAACTTCTGCCGTACATGCTTTCTCCCTTATCCCAAATAACAAACCCGCGTGTAGGAGGCAATCCAAAGTAGTTACCGCCCCATATAATTTGGTTTTTGGATACCCGCATTACCGCTATAAAGTATTCCTTACTTGGTGGCTTTTTATCCCATCTCTTGTTTTTGTCCGGCTTCACTGTCTGCCGCCCGCCCATTTTCATGTTTGTCACATTAATTCCATATTCAGGATCAACAATCGCCAACTCAAAATATTTATCTGGTATTTCCTTCATTGCTTCCATGCAATCCATGTTGTATAGTCTGTTTAGTTCGTATTTCATATCGTCCCCCATATCCCCATTGCGTCAAAATCCAGCATCTTTCTGCCGTCCAATATCGCCTGCACCATCGGCGCGCTAAATAATATCGGTTTCATCGCTTCCCCTCCTGCGCTCTGTGCGCTTTACATGCTTTTGCGAGTTCGTAACCCTTTTTCCAATGATCCCAACATCCACCCCATTTTGCACATGTACGCGGTTCAAATACCATACTGGAAATGCACATTGCGCATAATTGATGCGGAATAATTTTTACAAATGGGAACTTCTTTTTAAAATATTTAATGTTTGTTTTCATTCTTCCTCCTGTTCTTGTACGTCTTCGCAATGCCGACAATCGTCTAACCCAATATGTTTTTGCTTTTTGCGGCAATATAGGCTTACCGTAGATATTTCTTTTCTCAGATCAAATCCGTGTTCTTCAAAGTGTTTGCATGAATTGTTTTTGAATATCTGCTTCACTTCTCCTCCTGTGCCGCAAGCGCTGCTTCGGCTGCTTCGCGTGGTGTCGCTGGACACATGGTACATGGTTTCCCGTCACAACTTGACGGTGGATTGTAAGCGCACAATTCGCACACGTCATACTCCCTCGCCCGTACAAGCGCGGCCACTTCTTCCGGCGTTTTACCTGTGTCTTCATAGGCGGCAAGGCGCTTATAGGCTTCGTTTATCGGACACTTCCCGCATTCGCCGTCCATATTGGCGCAAATATCTACACATGGTTCATCAGTAGCTACCAAGGACACTATTCCATCCGTTGCTTTCGGTTTTATTGTCAAACGTTCCATTTCATTTACCTCTCCGTGCACATTCCGGGCATAAGGTTTCTCCTTGTTTCTCGCGCCACCCGAATTTTCTGAACGCCTTTTCCGCATCTCGCTTTGTTGGATGTCCCCCTAACTCATCATAGGTTTCTGTATCTCCACATCGGTTACAATAGATCGTATATCTCGTTTCTCGTGTTATATCCATTTTATTCACCGCCCTTTATGAGTTTATCTACATCAAGACCAACCCCGTCTTTTTTTGCATAATGTGACCATTCACAACGGCGCGCTTCGTCTACCTCTGCATACTTTTTCCCGCATATTTCACACTGTGCTTTCACAATCGATTTTCCGCCCACTTGAGCATATGCAATCAATTTTGCCATTTCATTCACCGCCCTCAATGAGTTCATAGGTTCTCTCGAATATATCTGGCTTGCACGGGTAAATTTCGCCGTCGATTCCACGGATTATGTAATCGTTTTTGGAAACCCGAAGTTCCCCTTCTAACGTACTAATATTTAGCTCCCCATCTTTTCTAAAAATATCACCCTCGTATATTGCATTGAACAACCATGCTGGCCGTTCCGAAAACGCGCAGCCAACACTCTCTCCTAAATATTGCACTGCTTCAACCACAATGGGTCTCTTTTTGTATTTCATTTTTCTTCCCCTTTCTCCTTGTCTTTATCTATTAGATGTTCAATTTCGCTCACTGCCTTCGATTTCTCGAGTGCTTCAACAAATTTTTCTGCCTGTTCAGTGTCTGTTATTACAACTTCTCGTTTTATGCTTGAAGTAGCCATTTCATTCACCGTCCCTCTTCTTTGAAGACGCTCCTTTCAAAATAATCGGTTCTACACGCAGACCAAATCCTGACTCGCGTGCACGGCACTCCATGCACATATCTTCCATCGCAACATCACGCTCGGCTTTCAGACGAGCGTTTTCGTCTTCAAGCCGCTTGATATAATCTTGCAGGTCGCCATAAGATTTATTAGGCTCTCCCCATACCCTTTTAGTCTTTTCGATATACTTACTCACTCTCCGTCCCCTCCGTCCATCTTTGCGCCGCAGTTGGGGCAAAATTTTGGCTTCTCAAGTCCTAGGTCAACCACAATCTCCTCATTACAGTTACTACATTGGTAAGTATCGTAGTACACGTCGGATTTGTCAGGCATATGTACCCACTGCCCATGTACTTCCGGCGCTGCCGCGGATGCATTTGTAATTATGTCTCGCGCTTTCTTGAATAGTGCATATTTTACAAGATCATTCGAGAAACGATCCAGCCAATAATCAATTTCTCTAATCAGCGCACTCCTGCTAATCAAATCGTTATTCATTCCCCGTCCTCCTCATCAATTCCGTGTCCGTCATTTTTCCAAATCTCCATAAAATCCCCGAGCCGCAGCGTAACCTTCCATTCCTCCCGGTTCGCACGGTGCATCACGACGGGTATCTTGCCTCCCTGTGAATCCCGTTCCGCTTGCCGCAAAGCCTGCTCCACATTCAGCCGTTCCACACGCTTGCACTCTATATGCAGTCCCGGCACGCCGACCACGTCCGCGTCTCCATTGCCTCCGCAGTATTGCTGCCCTCTCCGAGTCTCGAAACCATATTTCTGCAATTCCTTCGCGAGCTCCAGCTCGCCCCTTTTACCCTTGCTCCGACTGTTCATACAGCATCCCATTCAAGTACCGCGCGATGAACATGCGACGCACCGATCCTTTCAGCTCCGCATATTTCGCGACAAACAAGCGGCAGTCCTCGCGCTGCATGCGCTCCTCCGCATACCGCTCCGCCTCCTCCATCAGGTTAACGTCAATCAAACGGCGTCCCATCGTTCCATTCCTCCTTTTCCGGCTCCCAGCCGTAATGCTTCGCCTCTCCCGCAGCGTTCAAAAAACGCTTGCTGCATTCCTCAAAATATGTTCCGGCAAACGCGTCCTGTACACCCAAGTCCCTGTTTTTGCAGACCTCTATCGCATTGGAATAGCGGTACATCTCCGCGTCGTCGCCCCACTTGAAAAACTCCTTCGTCCTGCTTTTGAAATCATTGTTTACCCGGTGTACGATCAGTACGTTGTCCGCCGCGTTCGCAATGTCCGCCGTACCGGAGATATCGTCCTTCCGTAAAAATCCCATCGCCTTCCTCGGGTGGCAGACAAAGAAGATATGCACGTTCCGCTTTTTCGCAAATTCGGACAGCCGCATGGTGAGCTCCGCCTGCCGTTCATACTTGTCCCCGCCCATGCTTTTTAAGTTCATGCTCATCAGGTTGTCCAGCACGATCACGTCCACGCCGAGCACAAGCGCAAAGTATTCAAGCGCCTTCAGCACGCGGCCGATCTCCGTGCCGTTCTCGTTGTTGTAAATAAATATCTTCTTCCGCATCCACTCCGTGATCCGCTTCGCCGCACCGCTCTCTACATGGAACGCCCAGCCGTCTTTCACAAGATGATCCGGCCCGGCAGCCTGAAGCATCAGCCACTCCTTGACCCTCGGGGCCGGAAGCTCCCCGGAAAAGATCACAGACGTGAAACCCTGTGCAGCCGCTTCAACCGCTACCTGCGAAAGCCATGTGGATTTCCAGCTCCCGTTCGTTCCGCTCACGATGGTAAGCTCGCCCTTGATGAACCCGTGCAGCCTCCCGTCAATAGCGTTAGCGTTTATCCCGCTTTTGACCGTAACGAGCTTCGAGCGGTCCACCGCCTCGATCTCGTCTATCCGGTAAAACATGCGCCCATATCGCCTAAACTGGTTTCCGCCGAACAACACAGACGCATCCGGAACGCGCGCAAGCATCTCGCTGTATTGTACAAACTCTTTCATCTCCGCGTCGGTGATGTCGTTTGGGTTCATGTTCGCGTATTTTTCCCGAAGCCGGAAATATTCATCTCTCGTGATGCTCATCGTAAATCAAACCCCCCTGCCGGATTTTTGACGAGCTGTGTGCCGCCTGCCCGCGGCTCTCCCCGGTCATGCTCCCGGCGCTCCCAGTTCCTCACCGCAGCCCTCCAGTCCTTCATTTTGCTTTTGCCTACCATCCAGCCGTTTGCCTCGTAGAAGTCGAGAAAGCGCGAAGCTTCTATCCCATTGTTCCGTTCCGCGCAGTATGCTTCCACTTCCGCAAGCGACGGTTTTTGAAAGCGGGAGCGTTCGCGCGGTATATCCACCTTCTCTCCCTCTCCTTCTTCCCTTCTCTTCTCTCCTCTTCTCTTCTCTTGCTTTAAAGGGGGGTTTTTATCCCCCTTTTCTTCGTTTTCGTTGCAGGGGTTTAAAGGGGGGTTTTTACCGTCCTTTTTACCTGATGGCCTGCCGCCTTTTTTGCCGTTTTCAACATTGTCCGTGCTGTTTTTCACAATAGGTTGAAACGCCGCAAAAAGAGAATGTTCTATCGTGCCTTCCTCAAAATCCGGTTCTTCTCCGTAAAATGCATAATCCATAAGCGCATCATATATTTTAAGGCGAACGTCCGGTTGGAGATATTTTGTCGCCATTCTCATTGATTCAAAAATCATCACTCTATCTGACTTCATCTCTCACCTCAAAACGGAAGTTCCGCGCTGTCAAGCGGCTCATATTCTTCCAACCCGTCCGGAGCTTCGTTTACTTTTGTTCCCTTGCTTCCGCAAAACTCAACCCTATCTGCCAGCACATACGTCTTATACCGCGTCCCATTTTCAGTGTCATACTTGCTTACCTTGACGGAGCCCCTCAGTAATATCTCCTTGCCCTTATGGAACCATTTCCCGACCAGCTCCGCTGTCTTGTCCCAAGCCGTACAGTTGATAAAATCTGCCTGACGGTCTTTCCCAGCGTCGCACGCAACCGTAAAGTCCACTACTGATTTTCCCGTGCCCGTTGTTCTCACTTCCGGGTCTCTTGCCAGCCTTCCTTTTAAAACCACTAAATTCATGCCGTTTCCTCCAAGCTATATTTAAAATAAACCTTCTTCTCGCCGTACCTGTTACGTCTCTTAACCGTTTCCGTCTTGATCGGATATCCAAGTGCTTTCAGGTCGTAAATGCGTCCAGAGAGCCGCGTAATGCCTAAATCCTGGAATGCCTGCATCGTCGTTATGCTCCCAAAGTCTTTCATGTATTGGATGATTTTTTCACACTGGCTCATAATCTCAACTTATGGTATACTCTGTCCTCGTCCGGGAATCCAGGATATTTCTCATCAAGGTGCTCCTTCATCTTCCGCCGTACAAGCTCGCCGCAACCCTGCGCGTGCTGCTTGTCGTGACACTCCCGACAGATACACACAATGTTCTGCTCGATCCCAAGCCCCAGCTTGGAGCGTGGAATGTAATGTCCTTCCGGCAGTCCTACGTTCCTTCCGCAGATCACGCATATCCCGCCGTCCCGCTCTGCTACTATGCGCTTTACCTCCGAGGGTATCTCACACGCTTTTGTGCTTGCCTTCTTCATGCCGCCTCCGCCTCCCAGTAAGAGAGCATCGCGTCAAGCTCCGCCTGCGGCCGCGTCTGTAACTCAAGCGCCTCACAGTCCTGTATCAGCGTGTCAATAAGCCGCGACATCTGTTTTGTGTTGTATGTACTGCTCCCATAGTAAGCGCGGAGCGTCACATATCCCTCCTGCGGCGCATAGTCCTCCGTCTCGCAAAGCCATCCAATGCCGTGCATCGCCCAGGAGGTCTTGAAGGTCTCCGCCGCGTCGGCGTTGATCTCTATCCGCTTATAGATGTTTTGCAGAAGGATGTGCTCCCGGTAAACCTCAACGTCGCTTTTGTCCATCCGGTTCCCAATCTTCCGGCATAGCTCCCACATATACCGATTGGCAGCCCCACTCCTGCGCTGCCGGAATATGGACAGCGCGGCGGCGAACACCTTCCCGGCCTTCTCCCGCGCCCAGTCCATGAACTCACGCGCTGTTTTTTTGTATTCTTTGCACACCCGCAGCATCAGCCATAATTCCCCGGTCTCGTAATCATCCCACAGGCGGACTTTATCGAAGTTTACCTGCTTCATACCGCTTCCGCCTTGCTGTTTAGCAGATCGATAAAGCTGTCGGCCTCAACATAAGTCAAATCGTGCAAAGAGCGTTTCCCTTTTGCTTTAAGGCTTGTCATTATGTCAATCTTTGCTTCCTTAGCCGCTGTCTTGATTGCTTCGATTTGCTCATTGGTCGCCATTTCCGTTCGCTCCAGCGCATCAGAAAACTCCTTGTTCAGATCGTCTGCCTTTGCCGCGTCCGCCTCCATCTCCGGTTTTGTCGGCGCATTCGCCCGCGGCTTCATATCCTCCGGCATCTCTGTTTCCGGCAGATCCTCTCCCGCATAGATGTACAGTCCAAGCCCGTGCCGTGCGCACGCCTTTGTAAGCGAGCGCTGTATCGCCTTGTTCACGTCCGTGCTCGTCACGCTCTCAAGCGGTATAGAGCGGTTCGTATTGTTCATGACCGGGAGATATTCGATATGCTCAAGCCCGTTTATCTCCACGCCCGTCTTTACCCAGCACGTTTTCCCGTCCGTGTGGTAGAAAAGTCCGTCCGTGTTTTCATAAATGGTATACCGCGCGTCCGGGTAAGCCTTTTTCACTTCCGCCCATGCCCACGCCCACGACAGATATGTGAGTCGGCCTTTCAGCTCCGTATGTCCGTTTACATTAATACTGTTTAGTGTCTCAAATACGCTGCTCATCACGCACCCAGCCTTTCGAAATATGCGATCCTGATAGAGCAATCACGGATTTTGGGGTTGTATTCGTCGTTGACTGTGTCTATCATCTGTTGTCTTAATTCCTTGATTGCTTCCACCGTGTCAAATGCCATATGCGGCGTTTGCTCGATAGTAAGCATATCTATTTCGGCAATCCAGTTATCCCGCTCCGCCGTAATTTCTTCAAGTTTGTTCACAGCTTCCTGATACCGCCCTCCGTCCTTCGTTGCTTCGCTCTCTAAATGTTCCGCATATTCTTTCATCGTTAGTCCTCCTTGATCCTGATCCGCTCCGGCGATACGCCCTTCCAATCCGCGATCTCTGCGATAGTGATCTCTATGGGTTCTTCTTCGCGTTTCCAGATTGATATGAGTTCGCAATCCTGCGTGAGTGCCTCGTTTAGATGCTTAGGCTCCAAAACTTCGGCAATATCAAGTTCCTCCGTTCCGTTTAACATGGTCAGGTCTTCCGCGTAATTTTTGCCGCTACAATACATGCCGTCAAAATCCGTGAAAACCATTTCGTCATCGTTTTTAAGAACAATGCGTTCGTCCCCGTTCCGGTAACGTACCCGCATGCCCGATTGCAGATCAGATTTTCCGAACGGTGCAGGTTCAAGCATTTCATCGAAATATATGAATCCGTATCCGTCATCTAATTTGTAATCTCCGTAATCGGATTCGTTTGTTACATCAGCCGTAACAGTATGCACAGTGCCTCTTAGGTTCTCCCAAATATCGTACGGAATCCCGCGCGAATAATTTCCGATAATTTTTACTCGATCCCCTACTTTGAATTTCATTTGACAACTCTCCTTTTCTGCCTCATAATAGAGGCGAAGATAATTTTCTTGGTTATTTTCACTGGCCGCCACCACCCACCCGGCGGCCTTTTACCTTCTCCCAGATCAGAAGCCCAATGCACGGCCCGGTCAGAACCGCAAGTAAGAATATCTCTCCCATTCCTTATGCCTCCTTCACGTTCGGCTCAAAGTGATCGCAGACCATAGAGCCTTTGCCGTGTCTGCCTGAATTTCTGTGCGGGCAATGTCCCGTGTAAAGAGGATCAAACATCATTGGATTTTTCGGATTTTTCATATAGTGCTGTATGAAATGTTTGCACTCTCCGCATTCAAACACCCGCCTCGCCGTTTCTTTATCTCCTATCATCTTCTTTAATACCGCTATTTCTTCTGCCGTTAATTTTGCCTGCATCTTTCAAACCTCCATTTTTTGTGGTATTCTCTAATAAAGTGTCGATTGATGTTTTGAATAAATCTTTTAGCTTTTGCCAGACCTTTACACTGCCGTCGGAAGTGCCTGCTTCCAGTCGGTCGTACTGTCTGGGTGTAATGCCTACTATTTTTGCTACTTCGGATTTAGTAAGCCTTTTTTGTTTCCTTTCTGCTATTAGGTTTTCTCTCATCATCACTCCCCGCTTTCTTACTCAATAGACATTTTATGTCTATCTGTACTTTTTATTATAGACATTAAATGTCTATATGTCAACACTTTATTTTGGAGGCTTGTTATGTTGAGATTAAAAGAATTAAGAACCGCTAAAGGCTTAACCCTAAAGGCCGTTGCCAAATATCTCAACATGGTGCAACGCAATTATCAGCGTTATGAAAATGGAGAAGTTGATCCCCCACTTTCCAAAGCTATCGCCCTCGCCGACCTGTTCGATGTATCACTTGACTACCTCGTGGGTCGGTCGGACGAGCCGAAGCGCAGATAATTAAGTTTCGGCGGGCAATTATCTCTATTTCCTCACGCATTCTTTCATGGGCGGCGAAAGGAGGTGAGGCTATGGCTAAGGGCAAATGCTCCGAAAAACCACCGCGCAAAGGGCCTATGACCGTCAAAGTTAAGGGCTATACGCGCGACGATGGTACAAAGGTTAGCCCGCATAAGCGGCATACTCCTAAGTAATCATCGGACAAGAGACTTGCCCGCCGAAAATCTATTTTTATGTTTTCGCAGCCGCCACACCCCATATCCCGCTATCACCGCGCCTATGCCGAGCATCATTGCTTCTGCGAGTAGTTTCATTCCACACCTCCAATCCCATATCCGTATTTCATAAAATGCAGGAACCCCTCCCGTGGAATCTTGACCCGTGAACCGGTGACGATTACCGGGAATCCCAATTTCGACGGATCGCGATGCGCCTGATCGCGTATATCCTGCGGATCGGCTTCCAGTAAATCTGCCACATCAGAGGCGAGCAGTATATCTTTATTTGTCTTTTCAATCTCTTGCAGTGTCATTTTGTTTCCCCTATGCTATCCTGTTCTACGTTTTTTCACAAAGTCGATTTTCCTTGATTTTATTTTTTTGAAAATTCCTAGTGGCACTTTACAATTTTTTATGCCATTTTTAAAAAATTCACCTCGCTTTTTCTCCTAATTTCATAGAATTTCTCGCAATATCTTCATCTATTTGTTTGATCCATGTATTCACTATGGATTCGCCTTCCAGCTCCACATTGCGTTTCTGCAAAAAGGCTTTTTCTTTTCTAAGGATTTCAATCTCTGCTTCCGCATCATGCGCACGGATAATCTTTGTTTTCGGCATTTATAGCGCTCCTTTCTGTTTTACTTTTGTATTTTGTCTCCTTATTTTGTTTCATAGCGCTCCTTTCTTATGCAATACCGTTTATCTCCAGTATTGCCAATTATGCCGTGAATGCCGTATACTTTAGGTGTCTCCAAAATGGAGACGGAAGGGAGGCGATTCTCTTGATAACGCTGAATTTCAGCTTAGCACCAGAGATTTTGTCCTTGCCCTGTTCCCCTTATTGATGCCGGTACCACCCGCGCGGAGGAAACGCACGGACAAGCCTGCACAATCGCCGCGTGCCAAAGGGCTTAACCTTTCAGCGGAATCGTAACCGCATAAGTGCGGCGCGCCCCACAGAAGCGGATGCCTACACTACCGCATAGCCGTCTAAGGCTGATTGCAAGGCGAAGAGGTAAATAAATTCGGCGTGGGCGGTTCATTGTTGTAGGGCATGAGCCGCCCATTGTTATTCACGGCATAACTGGCAATACTCCTCCAATATCCTTTCGTACGCTTTCTTTTACGCTGTGTCTCTTGTTCTCGCTTTCGTCCGGTGCTATACTTGCAGTAAAATGATGAAAGGAGGACGTTGATATGGCTAACTCTAAAATAATATCTTATGACCTTTGCAAAAGCGGCAAAAACTATAATGATCTTTATGAGAAAATCCACTCATATGGAATTTGGGCGCAAATCACTGAATCTACTTACTTTATTTCTACGCCTTCAAGCTGCTCTACCGTCAGGGACGATCTCATGTCAGTCCTGGATTCGGATGACAAGTTATTTGTCGCCGAACTTACGGGGGTTGCCGCATGGTGCTGTATCCCAAATAATGTCAGTGAATATCTTAAAGAAAACTTATGACGGCTCTTCTGTTGAATCAGCTACGGTCATGCCAGTGGTCGTAGCTTTTTCTATTACAATCTTTTCTGTTCCGCCGCCGCTTATAAGTTGCAAAACATACTTTGCCGCATCGTCTATGTGATCGAAAGTTTTTCCACATAAAGCCTCTCCGTTTACGGTTTCTATAATTTGAATTTTCATGTCTTCCTCCTTTCTTAGGCAATTTGGTTGACAGCGCCGCCTCAATGACGATGCAGGCGCTTGATGTTTGGTTGAGATAACCATCTGTAATGCAATCTAAGAATACGAGCCGTTTCCTTAGCGCTTTGGCCATAACGAAACTTGTTCCATAAAACCCACAGTGGGAATAGTGGAACCTCGCAAATCCAGTCTCTCAGCGTTAGGAAAAGCTCAGTTCTATATTCTGTTAAGCTCTTCTGCATCTCATTTTCTGGAATTGGCGCATAAATAAAATCCGTATATGCATTTTTCTTGATCCAATTGGAAGCCCATTTCCAGATCAGAAATGCAACCGATGCGGATAGTGCAATCAATAGAATAATCATGTACATTCTCATTGTCCTCTTTTTTGCTTATATTTCATCTCTTCCTTTACAATTGTTTGGACGGAAATACCAAATGCCCTTGCCAGCTTCTCTATGATCGAGAGCGACATATCCGTTTGACGATCACCGTTTTCGATCATACAGTAGTAATTACTTTTTATTCCCGCCCTCTTTTCAATGTCTGTTTGCGTTAATTGTTTTTTGTCTCTAAGTTTTTTTAAATATTGTCTCATTTCCATTTCCTCACTATTTGTTATTATATTATATCTATTCGTGAGTATTGTCAATAGTTTTTATAACATTTTGTGAGTTTTATATAAAATTCCTTGTAAACATTCACATTTAGTGATATAAATATTTTAACGGAGGTGCTTCCTAATGGGGTTTTCAGAAAAATTAAAAGCCTTAAGAAAACAAAGAGGGCTTACGCAAGCCCAATTTGCAAAAGATTTTGATATTGCTACCGGAACGATCGGGATGTGGGAAAGCGGCAAACGCGAGCCTAACTTTGAAACCATGTGCAAGATAGCAGATTACTTCTTTGTAACTGTAGATTACTTGCTTGACAGGGAGCCGCAGGAATCAGATGACGAAATGACACAGCTCCTACAGGACATCAAGGACGATCCCGATAAACGTATGCTTTTTTCCCTCTCCCAAAAGGCATCTCCTGAAGATGTAAAAGTAATGGTAAAATTTTTAGAGGGAATTACCAAATCTGACAATGACGAGTGATATAATATCCTTACTACGAAAAGGGAGATTGGCGACATGGGGGATATTTACATCAGGGTGATCCCCTTTCCCACATACCAAGCAAGGGGTGTTGTGAAAGAGGATTGCGACGGGAATTATAATATTTATGTAAATTCTCTTTTGAGTAAAGAGCAGCAAATCGAATCTGCTCTGTACGAAATAAGACATATAAGGAAAAAGCACTTTTATCGCGACATTTCCGTTGAATTTGCGGAAACGGAAGCGATTTAATATTAGGAGTTCGACATGCTGGATATAATCTATGTGCCTATGCCGTGGTTAGTTGTGTGGATATTTGTTATATGCTTTATCGCTCTTTTGGTAGGACTTTTGCGAATGTTAATTGAATACTGGATAGATTTGCATCGAATCAAAGAAAATAGAAAATGGTATGCCGATCATCCCAAAGAGCAACCAAATGAAAAAGATTTTAATTTTCCAAGAACCGAATATAATAAGTTATGGCTGAAATCTCGTTCGTTTGCGGTACTGCTAACTATATCAATTATTTTAGGCCTCATGTTGCTGGGGGATTGGATTTCAAATTTTAAGTAGCCAAGACGTTATACGGGGGTACGTCATGAAGAAAATCATTTTTATTATTTTAGTGGCTGTTTTATTAAGTGTCCTGTGTGGATGTTCCAATTTCAACGATATAAGCCCTTATGAAGAAATGGATATTTATTTGGACAGAAATGGATGGGATAATAGAGAGCTTCTTAATTATGCAAAAGACAGAGGCTTTTTAAGCCTTTCATATTTAATGGAAAATGAATATATAGATGCGGATGATATCATGAATTATTTATCTGAAAGCGGAGTGCTTTCCGAATATGGATATATTGAGGAAGACGGTTCAGATGAGCTTTCTAAATATGAGGCTACAGAATACAGAAATATTTTACAGGAAATCGCCTATATTATGTTCAGTTATGAGGATGGCGTTTCCAAAACAGAAATTTTCGATCAGATCTATGATATTATTAATAATTACACCGATACAATGGGAGATATCGTGCTAAATTAAACATTGTATGAAAAGCCCCTCCGCGCTACCAACACAAGGGGAACAAAGCAGGCGCAGGAGAAGATAATGGAAAAGTTATGTAAAAAATGCAAAACTGAATTGCCTCCAGAAGCCGTCTATTGCCATATTTGCGGCACCAAACAGTCAACCTATGGGCGTAACGTTAAAAAGCGCGGAAATGGTCAAGGAAGCGTGTATAAACGCGGCAATACATGGGTAGCAGCTATTGAATGCAGAGCAGGCGGAATCCGTACGGTAAAACGCAAGGGCGGTTTTGCGAGGCGCAAGGATGCGTTTGAATATATTGCGTCTTTAAAAGAAAAACGCAAGGATTCCACGATTGCAAGTCTCTGGGACGTATACAAGAATAACGCCATGCTTAAATTGTCAGACAGCAAACAAACGGCCTACAAGATAGCATATAAACGCCTCGAAGATATCCGCGCGATCACTATGCGCGATCTTACCATAGAAACGGTACAGGCCTGTGTAAATAAAAAAGCTACTTCGTTTTACACGGCGCGCGATATGAAGTCCTTGCTTTCGCATTTCTATAAAATGGCTATGGCGCAGCAAGAGGTTTCCGTCAACCTGTCGCAGTTTATCATTCTGCCGGAACTTAACGAGACGGAGCCGGAGCCTTTTACAGGGGATGAACTCAAGAAATTATGGAAGCATTACGAGGCGGATTGTTGGACTGGGTATATTTTGTTGATGATTTATACCGGAATGATGCCAGGTGAACTTCTGTTATGTAAAAAAGATATGATAAATTTTAACGACCACACAATCATTGGATGTGGTTTGAAGACCAAGCAACGTAAAAAAACGCCACTGATGATCTGTGATATTATAGAGCCGGTCATCAAAAAATTGCTCAATTTATCCGAAACAGAATTTTTGCTTGATATGAAGCGTAATGATTTCTACGACAAATTTGACGAAACGCTCCGCGTGGCAAAATGTAGAGACCTAACCCCCTATGCCTGCCGCCACACAACGGCAACAGCCCTTGCCCTCGGAAATAAGGTTGCGCCGGCCGTCATAAAAAAGGTAATGCGGCACGCCAACATTTCGACAACGCAGCGCTATATCCATCCTGACACTAAATCAATGCTCGATGCCGTAAACACTTTTAAGCGCGGCTAA